AATTCTAAGGCTACCTATCTGATAGACATCAGGATGCCTCAGTTCACAAGGCTTGTCTAATGAACTTGTAAGGAATCGTTACAGGTTGCCTTATTAGCGCATCCCTGCTCTGCCTCTCTCCTGTGCAGCTTCATACTGCTCCTTAGAGACAGGCCAGAGCTGATGTCGGCAGTTATACCCTCCCCGATAGATAAAGATGGTGCTGCTGTTAGTGCCTGCCATGCGCCCTTGCCAGCCTTTTAGGTTAGCCCATGCCTTGACTTCATCAGTGGTGAAGTATCTGCCTGTCCTCGCCTGGCAGAAGCTCCTTGTGTCCTCAATGATAGTTCCGGCATAGAGATAGTACTCTACATCAAGGTCTTCAGCAATGGTCTGGATGTACTCCGCATTGAATGTCATCACTGCATCATTGGTTGTCTGCTTGATGTAGCGGTTGAGAAACGGCTTCTCAAGGTCATCACCCTCAATGAACTTTCTGAGAGTCTTATTTAGCTGCGCTCTGCTGCCTATGCCTGCTATGTTGTCTTTCAGTACCTCTTGAATGGCTGTGCTGAAGTTGTTTCTTATCCCTGCTCCCAAAAGAGCATCCTTGGTTGTTGCTATGTTGGTCTCCAGGATTGCCTCATAAAGTGCCTTCTTAGGTTTAAAGTCATCAATGATGGTGCTGATGTATTCATTGCTCAGCTCTGAGAGCATCTCAAATCCCTTCACCACTTCAGCCACTTGTGCTTGGTAGAGGCTATTGTTGATGATGGTATCTGAAATATCCTTCTTCAGCCTAATCATCTCCTTCAAGGCCTTAGCCCGGTCTTTAGCATCCAGACTTAGGTTGCCAGCAAGGTCAATAACCTGATTCGATAGCTTCTCAAATACCTTTGGAAGCGCATTATCCATGCGCCTCTCAATAGCCATCTGAAGCTCTTGAATCTTCTTAATTAACTCAAGCTGCTTGTCGGTCATATCAGATGCCTTCTGGCATTATAGGCACAATGCCTGCCTGTATCTGAGCTAACTTAACTGCTGCCAAGGCATAGACATCTGCCCTCTGGATAGCGACAGGCTTATCATACCATAAGCGGTCTTCATCAATCTTTTGAGTGACAAAGGCTGCAAGGTTAGCAGATAGGATGTAATCAAGCTGAGTGCAGCCATTAGAGGCAAGCAGGACTGTCTTCTCATCTGTAGTCTTGAATGGCAGTGGGTCAAGTTGAGAAAGTATCTTTAGGTAGGTCTTTTGGATGCTATTCTCGCCATAAAGCTTCTCCACATAGTCCTGCTCAATGCCTGATGTAATTAGCGGATTGAACTTACCTGCCATTGCCTTAGACAATTGCTCTGCTACCATGTCGGCAGTCATAATATCATAATCAGTCGGCACAGTAATCTGAGGCAGAGCTGCCTTCACCTTGTCGCTGTCCATCAGGCTTGATGCAAAAAGTGCATTATACCTCTGGAACATAATATGAGCGCAGACCTTCCGGTAGATGGTAGCCAGATGAACTGTCACTGAGAAGCAGAAGGTGTTAAGCTCCTTCCTATCGTACTCCTTTGCTATTCCTGACTGAGCAGCAGGTATCTGACCAAGTAGCTCAAGGCCTATTGCCTTAAACCCTTGAAACTCCTTCTGGACAATGTCCTCCTGGAATAGCTTTACTGTATCTGTTGGCCTCTCAATGTAGCCAGCAGGAGGCACAGGAGGCACAAGAGGGTTAGGATTGACTGCACTTACCCGGTCAATGTTGATTTCCATCAGACCGAATGGACTTGAAGAAGCCCTACCTGATCCTGAGCAATCGTTACAGCTTACTCTCTCATCCTTTCTATTAGTCCTCTGCCCTGTGCCATTGCAGGTCTTACAAGGAGACATCTTCAATGCCCACTTCTGAGGAAGCGCATGCATTGCCCATAATATGTTTAGGTCATCAGTTCTGAATAGCACCTCATTCCAAGCCGGTAGGCAAGGAGCAAGCACCGAATCATAAACCAACATACCATCTTCCTCTTCGTAGATAATGTTACCTACCTTCACAACAGGCAGATAGCTGAACTGATAAGGCAGCACAAACACCTGGAAAGGCTGGTCGAAGGTGTAGGCATTGACCTGCCGGAAGAGCATCAGACCCTCCATTGTAAAGCAGAGGAATTGATCCCACTTCTTGCGGTTAATGTCTACATACTCCTCAACCTTAATGATGGCATAGTCCTCGCCCTCCCAGATGAGGTCTTCTGATTCGATAATCTGAGGATAAGGCTTTGACCAATCAAGCTGAGTAACTGTCTGCGGTGACTTAATGAAGTCATCATAGTCTGGAAGCACAACACAGATAGCATTGGCATCCTTTAGATAAGTCTTAAGGAAGACATTGAATAACCAATTTTCCAAGTTGCCAAATCTTGGCAACTCATTGCTCACATAGTAGGCTAAGGTGTTATCCTGGAGACCTATGCGCTCTGCAATGCCTGTCTTCTGATATTCATTTTCAAAGGTTATCTTGAAGTCATCTGCCTGCTGAATCTTTTGCAGGAAGGTATAAACTCGCCCGGTAGCAGTTGTAGTAGGTGCTTGCCATCTGCGTTTTCGGTAGTCCTTCATCCAAGCCTCTTCACTTGGATGCTGCGTGTGCAAGAGTCTTTCGGGGTATTCATTTTCAAAATGATACTCCAATTCTTCGGCCTTCTCACGAGCAGTTTCAATATACTCATGCTTGCCTTCTCGAACTTTTCGATCGAGTAGCTTTGATAGTAATACCCCGATTAACTCTTCCATTTAATTTAGCAAGCTGCGATTGTCAATGTAACTTCCTGCTGCCCGAATACACAGCCATAGGCATTGGTAACGGTAACAATGAAGCTATAAGTACCTGTTTCTGCATTAGTCCAGGTTACAGCACCTGTCTCAGGGTCAATCACAAGGCTAATGTCTACAAGAGCATCACTCTCAGCAGTTGCCTCTACTGACCAAGCAAGAGCAGGTGCGCCACTGATTGCGCCTATGTTAAGCACAGCAGCCATAGTAACCTCACCAGCTGAATCATCAGCACAAGTAGACCAAGTGAATCCAGTAAAGTCACCAGAGGCAGAGATGATGTAGTAGAGGCCTTCAAGGAAGGAATCAGTGTCAAAGGTGTAAGGCAATGGATTGACCTTAGAAACCCAATTGACAGTGACTTCAGCCATCTGGTAGGTATTGAGGTCAGCAGTGATAACAGGATCACCGATGACAGTCACATAGTAGCCGGAGGCATCCCAGATTCTACCTGGAGTAAAGTAGTAGAAGTCGAAGTTCTGAGCAGATGCAAGAATATCATTGTAGAACTGCACATTGCTTTGCACAACTCCTTGTTGATCCTGATAGGTCAAGGTGTGAGTCTTGGCAAGTGCCTTAGTGTTCTGCATGCCTCGACCAGCAACAGTAGCAGTGTCAGGCTTAGGCTTCTCTCCGCTTGTGTTGAAGATGAGATAGGCTTCGCCATTGAGATAGCGGTCATAAAGAGCTGCAATCCACAGGTCAGCAGTTGATTTTTCTTGTGCAGATAGTGCAGCAGACTTGCGCACATAAGCAACCGCAATGACTTTATTCTGAAAATCTGGATCGCAGAGGAAATTCTGGTAGCACCCTACATCAGGGCATGTTAGGCTGAATATTGACATGTTTTTAGCAAGTTAAACAACTTGAGTTTTTAGGCTGGAAGCCTTGGATGAGTGCCTGAAACTTGACTTGCGCCAGAGTCTCAAATGAGCTTTGTGTAGTGAAATCCTGAGTGGTGGCTACCTCAATATCTCCCTTCACAAAAATTGGCTTTCCTGACCAAACTAAGTACGGATGTCGAGTGGCATCAACAAGCGCAAGCTGAGTAGCTTCATCAAGAAAGTCTGTGTGCAAATCTACTGATAAATCCTGCTTGTTTTGAGGCCTCTTATGCACTCCATTAGATTGCCTATATAGATTTTCCTCAATGATTGGCTTTGCGCCTCCACCATTGATTCCAAGCCTTACTCTCTGCTTCCAATCTCCTGTATATTCAAAGCCCTCAGCAATGCTGTTATTATTGCCCCAGAACTCCATCATTGTGCTGAAGCAGTCAGAAGCATCCACATTGATGATGTTGCTAAGGGAGTAGAGGTAATGCTGGGTCTGGCATACACATTCCTGAGAGGCAGTCTGCCATAGGCTATCAATTACATTGTTGTCAATGTCTCCGATAAATGACTGCATAAAGTATGTAGCATCGCAATAAACGGTTATTGACCATGTGAATGAAAAGTAATTAGCCTCGGAGACAAAGCAGGTCATGCCTGGAATAGTATTGGCAAAGTCAACTACTTCCTCCTCT